GGAACCGCCTGATAGATGGCGACTCCCCCACCGATAAAAATTGACAATCTTCGATATCTGCTGAATCAGCTGAACAGATCAGCTGAGGGTCCCGAAATCAATCGGGCGTTCAAGGAATTGAACTTCAAAGCTGGTTCGATCATCGCGGATTCTGCGGCTCCTAAAGCCCCAAGGGGTGAAGGACCGGGAGCTGGAGCGTTGCAAAAGCGTTCAGTTTACAAGGTGAAACGAGATCGGCTGGAAGCCAAGGTCACGGTGGGAACGAAAAACTATTCCCAACGTAAAGGCACAGCTGGAAACGTGGGAGCTTATTCGGGAATTGTTCACTATGGAACTGGTAAAGGCTTGCTCGGCAGAAAACGAAAGTGGTTATTCAATACTTTTGTTAATAAGTATGAGCAAGTAACTAGGTTCTATGAAGAAGAAATACCCAAAATGATTCAAAAACTAATCTCATAAGGAGGGACTATGGAAAAAGAATCAGGAGTGTTCGATATTGCTGAAATTGATATTGACACTCTCAAAATTAGAGAAATTGAGGAGCTGGAGGAGATTGCAGGCGTGTCAGTTGACAGCTTGGATGATCCTGAAGCTCCAAAAGGCAAAGTGATGAGGGCTTTGGCTTACATAGTTAAAAAACGAGAGAATCCTGATTTCACTTTGGAGGATGCAGGGGAACTCGTCATCAAACCTGTAAGTGAATCTGACCCAAAAGAGCTGAACGAGCAAACACCTTCTTAGCGAGAGTTTTAGTCGCTTCAAGGTACGGCTTGACGCTTGACGAAGTTATGAATCTCCAGGTGTGGCAATGGGCGACACTTGTGACCCATCTTGAGGAGGAGGCGAAAGCACAAAGTGGCAAGCGGTAACAGACCAGTTCTCGTAAGGATTGCTGGTGATACAACTCTTTTCAAGAAATCCATCAAAGGCGTTAAAGGTTCCCTGTCGGGTTTGAGCAAAACAGCCAAACTCGCGGGAGCTGGAATAGTCGCTGGAATTGGTGGCGCGACTGTTGGAATCCTAAAAATGGGTAGCACTTTCGAGGAAGTTGAAAGAACACTTCGGGTCGGTACTGGCGCGACTGGTGATGCCCTTGAGGGTTTGAAAGACATCACCAAAAATCTTGCTAAAACAGTTCCAGCTGATTTCAAAGACATCGGAACAGCTGTTGCAGACATCAACACTAGGCTCGGTTTAACAGGCAAAGATTTAGAGTCATTTTCTGAACAAATGCTCAATCTTTCTAGGATCACCGGAACAGATTTACAGGGCAACATAAAAACAGCGACAAGGGTTCTTGGCGACTGGGGCGATATGGCTGGAACCGCTGAATCTGCGGCTGACACTCTGTTCACAGTTGCTCAGATGACAGGAATTGAATTTTCAAAACTGTCGAATGATCTTGTGACTTATGGAGCGCCTTTAAGACAGGTCGGATTCACTTTTGAAGAATCCGCTTTGATGATCGGCAAGTTTGAGAAAGAAGGCGTGAACGCAGAGCTTGTTCTCGGTTCTTTACGTCAAGCATTGGGCAAAATGGCGCGTGAAGGCGAGCCAGCGATTGAAACTTTCAGACGAACAACAGCAGAAATCAAAAACGCTGGGGATGCTTCTACAGCTAACCGCCTCGCCTTGGAATTGTTCGGGGCTAGGGCTGGACCCGACATGGCGGCGGCAATTCGTGAAGGTCGTTTTGAGCTGGATGAGTATTTTGAGAGTTTGAATACAGGTGGCGACACCATAAATGCGGCGGCTAAAGAAACAGAAACACTCTCTGAGAGAATGTCCCTGTTGAAGAACCGTGTGATGATGACACTCGCTCCAGTTGTTGAACGTGCTTTTGAGGCGATCACAAATGCTTTCAGAAGATTAGAACCAGTCGTTCAAGATTTGGTTCAAAGAGTAAAAGATTTCACAGAGACAGAACGCTTCCAGGAGATTAAAAGAATCGCGACTGAAGCGATTGAAACGATCAAAAATGCGATCTCTAAAATAACAGAAAAATTCAGAGAGTTCATCAAAGAAAATCCAAAAGCGGCTTTTGCGGCTTTAGCTGTAGTAATCGGAACGGTACTTCTCGGAGCTGTCATCGCTGTTGTTGGTGCTTTAGGCGCTCTCTTGTCTCCAGTTGTTCTAGTCGTTGGCGCTCTAGCTGGCTTGGCAGCAGGAGCAGTTTATTTATACGAGCGATTCGACATAGTGAAGGACACCGTTGATGGCTTCGCTTCGTTTTTCAAAGATGTCGTTTATCCGATAATTAAAACAACAGCTGGACTTCTCGTTGATGCTTTTGAGGTTTGGTTCACAGTAGTCAAGACAGTCATCTCAGGGATTAAAGCTCTGTTTGAGCTGGACTTGAAAGACGCTCTCAGCAATATGGTCACAGCGATACCTGGAATGTTGAACAGTTTGTTTTCCACGATCATGGATGTCATCAAGGGCATAGGTAAAAGAATCGCTGGTTGGATCATTGACGGAATCAAAGCCACGATCAGTTCAATCGACCTTGGAGATATTTTCGGGGGGATATTGGATGGAGTCGGCGGGATACTTGGAAAAATTCCCAAATTGTGGTCAGGTTCTCGGAGAACTTCTTATTCAAGAGATTACGCCGGAGGAGGACCGTCAGCTCCACTTGGAGGCATAGCTTCACAGCTTGATCTGTCGCGAGGATCAATGGATTGGTTTCAGAATCCTGAGACAATCATGCACTTTCAGAAAAACGGACTGATGGATGTATTCAGCGCGCTTCAGGCACATGGAAACGTGAGAGGTTTAAGCGATGCAGTTCACATGGGTCAAGGAACAGGCGGTTTCTCACAAATGACCCCTGACCAAATCAGGGTGAATATCAATGTCGAAGGAAGTCTCATCGGGTCAATGCCCGCAGATGTAATTGAAGAAGTCAGAGTTGGGCTTATTGAAGCTCAGAACTCAGGCAAACAACTTGTCGTTGCTCAGTAATGCCAGCTCCAAGCGTTGAAGTCACAATCAGGTTCTCAGGCGGTCCATCTTTCGGAACGACACTTGTTCTTGGTGATCCATTAGGAAAACTCGGTGAATCCGTTCTCGGAACTTCATCGAATCTTCCAATAGATTTTTCAAACAGGACTCGAAAAGTGGTAATCAGACGAGGAAGAACAAGAGTTCTCGACAAATTTGAAGCCGGGTCCTGTTCTTTGGAGCTAATCGACACAGATGGAGCTTTCGATCCGACAGGTGGCGACTATGACATCAAACCGCTCCATCAGGTACGAGTATCAGCAACACATGGAGGGACAGAACGGTTCCTGTTTTCGGGATACATAGTTTCATGGACATACAATTTCAGAAAAGGCGCAAAAGCGGCTTGGCTGGATTTGGAATGCATGGATGGATTCCGGCTTTTGAATCTTGCGAAGTTCACTTCACTCGCTAGTGGTACAGCTGGTCAAACAACTGGCACCAGGATGGGCGAAGTTTTAGACGCAATCAGCTTCCCTTCCACTCAACGAGACATTGATGCTGGCGACACAACAGTTCAAGCTGATAATGGAACAGAAAGAACAGCTCTTGATGCTGTCCAACTGCTTTCAGAGACAGAACTTGGTGGTGTTTACATGACCGGCGAAGGTGATGTGAAGTTCGTTTCGAGATCAGAAGCGATTAAAGCTCTTGACGGATCGCCAACAGTTTTTGATGACGATGGAACTGACATCGCATACGAAGGGGTAGCTCTCCAAATTGATGAGAGACTCCTGAGAAACAAAATCAGCGTCACCAGGAGCGGTGGTTCTGTTCAAACAGTTTCCGATGCGACCAGTATCACGGATTATTTTGAACGAAACATGACACGGACAGGGCTTCTGATGCAGACCAACGCTGACGCTCTTTCCCAAGCGAATGCAATTTTGTCCGCTAGAAAAGACCCCGATTTGAGAGTTCAACAGCTGACGATTGATGCAACAGCTGACAACTCCGCGAGAATTTCTGCGGCTTTAGACTTAGATTTTTATTCCCCTATTACCGTTAATCGTTCGTACCCGAATGGGACCCGGACAACAAAAACTTTGACCGTTCAAGGGGTACAACACATGATAACGCCGTCTATTTTTAAGACGACATTCACAACAACAGAGCCTTTGGTTGCAGGATTCATTCTTGGTTCCACGATCAATGGCGTTTTGGGAACTTCGGTTCTCGCTTATTAGGAGGAAACATGGCAGGAGCCGGTTTTAAGAATTTCTCTGATGGATCTGTGCTTACCGCCGCAGAAGTCAATACGTATCTGATGCAACAGACGATCATGGCTTTCGCGGATGCGACAGCTAGAGATGCGGCTATCTCAAGTCCTTCAGAAGGCATGTTTGTGTATCTGACAGGAAGCAACGCTCTCC